TTCTGTCGGGTGTAATTCAAATTGAGTTGAACCATATGTGCTACCTGAATTAAAATCTACAGCACCCAATGTAACTACAGCATTTACAGCTCCACCAAACGTTGCAGATGCAAAATTAATTGTATCATTAACGCTGTATCCTGTGCCTGGATCTGAAATTGTTAAAGTAGTTATTCCACTTCCTAAAGTTACAGCCATGTTAACTTTCAAACCTGTTCCACCACCCGGAGATGTTATAGTTACACCAGCAGAGGCATTGCTATATTCAGTTAAAGCTAAAGTAGGAGCCGCTGCGTCAAGGTTAGGTGAAATATTAGATAATAAACTTGCACCATTATTTAATAAATTAGCTCCATAAGTAGTACTGTCATAAACATATTGACCTAAACTACCAACTGAATAACCCCATCTAGGATCAACTGGTGCTTTAATATAGTTACACGTTACTCTATTTGTAATACCACTTGAACCATCTGGGTATACAAGTATTTGACTAGGTGCCGCCGAAGGAGCTCCAGTTGTTTCTGCTATATATACTGGGTATGCAATAGATGGTTTTGTTAAAGGAGAACTATTAAGTAAAGTATATTCTGATCTACCTACTTTTTGTATAGCAATAGTGTTTGCAACGTCCGAACCGGCGTATGAAATAGAACCTATTCGATGAACATCGTTAGGTAAAGTGAAATGAGGGTTAACATAAGTACATATAGCACTTGTATTAAATATATCTATCTTTTCTTGTAAGTTTGACACACGATTAGCATATTCGCTATCGTTTTGTGGTATACGTAATTGCTGATTTAACTCTTCAAAATACGCTTCAAATATTTCTCTTTGTACTTGCGTTCCAAGAGTGTTAAATTCATCTGGCGTTATATATCCTCTTTGCTCTTTGTTTAAGATATATAACACTGTTTTATAAACTGTATTAACGTTTACCATATTAATATTTTTAAAAAAAAAGGATGGCGGTTAAGCCACCCTTTTAATAATCACTTGTTATTTGAGTTTTTTATCTATTGATCTGTAAACTTCTAAACCTTCATCTGTTTTAAACCATGCAGCCATAGCTGAATATGGATTTTCATCAAAAGGAATAGTCATTAATTTACGACCATTAGATGTCCACTTAAAAGTTCTTTGATCATCTGCTAAAGATATGATGTTAGCTTCAGTCGCTTTTATTGCAAAGTTCCTTAATACAACATTTTCATCTTGTGCTAGATTTAAGAAAAGTTTAGCATTGTTTTTTGCAAACAATAACCCATCTCTTTTCAATTCTTTAGTAGATAAATCACTTACACTACTACCTAACTCAACCCTTAATATAGCTTCTATTTGATCAATATCCATAGTTTTTGCTATGTTCATTGCGTCTAGTTCCATTTCTAAATTTTCATATTGATCTATCGCTTGAACAACAGGATCGAACTCAGTAAATAAAACACCGTTGTGAGGATGGTAAGTTAAAAACTCTTGTAAGTTTCTTTTTTCTTTTTTAACATATAAATGCCCTTCATCAAAAACAATATGTTTAAGAGTGCAAGGTCCTTGCTGTTCGTCAACAAATATACTTTGTTGATTTGTAGCATACCTTAATTCTCTTTCATATCCTTTTTCTGGATCAAACCAAACACAAGGATATCTCCTAGTGTGTCTAGACATTATTGTATATGTTAAAGGAGTTTGATTATTTAATAAATAATAACTTCTATCTTTATATTCCCAAGTATTTTTTACTTGAGTTGCTTCTTGTTCTTTTTCTTTCATGATATAATATAATATAAATAATTAATAATTGTGATGTTTAACTTAAAGCAGCACTTAATCCGTAAGTAAATCCTGGATTAGCCTCCGTATTGTCATTCATTAAAATAACTGGAGCTTGTATAATTCCATCTTCATTAGCCATTCTAGCTATAAGTGGATTCCATACTGCCCTTATTTGACTGCTATTCATTGCTATTGCTGTCTCCTCACTAGCGTTGTAAGTTATTGTACATTGAAGAAGCTTGTTACTTCCCATATTAAACTTATACCTAATTGTAATAATTTCAGGAAATGGTGCTTCACCTCCACCTTGTGTATAACTTGCGTCTAATACGTCTGCACAGTCAACAAGATCTCCACCTGATAATTGTATATAACCCATAATTTTTGTTTTATAAATTTTGTTTAATAAAAGACCCCGCCGAAGCGGGATCTTACTTTATTTTAATTAACTGTGAGATTGAATACAATCAGAAACCGCATAAGTAGAAGTATCAATTGATACAAGTTCACCTGGGTTTTGTTGTGCTTCTCTAAGAGCATCAACTACTAGTTTAATAAAAGTTGGTACTGCAGCTCCAACAGCAGCATGAGTCAAAGTAATAATTTGATTCTCAGAATGCTCCATAGAATAAGTAATTACAGTAGAAGTAGATCCTCCTGTAACTGCTACTATGTTATCTGTTGGTATTGGTTTTGTAGTGTTTTCTGATCCTGTTCCAGAACCAGCTACTGTTACATAAATATAGCTCATAATTTCTATTTTAAAATGTTAATAAAGAGAGTGACAAAAGCCACTCTCCTTATGTAAATATTAAGCTCCTTTAAACAACACGAAGTTGTTAGCAGCTTGAGTTACTAAACATCTTTCAGTCAAGAAATTAACTCTCATAGTATCAAGATCAGAAGTGTATGCACCTCCAACAGAACCAGTGATCCAAGACTTAAATCTTCTATCTTCTGTTTCTGAAGCTCGATATCTTACGTGTAAGAATGGACGTCTAATATTAGATCCTAACATTTGATCGTATACTGTAGAAGTTCCAGCAGGAACTAAAACACCATCAATCTCTTTGTCTAATCCTCTAGTAGTAGCATCATTTAGATATTTCCAATCAGTTTTGTAGAAGTCATAAGAACCTCTTCTAAACCCAGAAAATCCAAAGTTCAACGCCATTTCAGCTTCGTTGTCAAAAAGACCGTAAGAAGCAGCAGCAGTTGAAGCATAATTACCATTCATAGCAGCAATCATATCATCA